GAAAATACTAACACTGGGTGGGTACCAACAACCAACCCAGTATATTTTAACGCTCTAACTGGTGGTAACAAACCGAAAAATACTAACAATGATATTAACTATGTAGCCAATAAAATTATGAATGAAGTCAATAAAGATGTCCGATCTAAATTGCGAAACAATGGTGATGATGCTATTTTTGAAAAGCGTATCCGATGATATACTTGACGATTTATTGAAAAAAGATATCACAAACCGAGTGAACGCTATGAGCCGAGTGAACGCTGTGAACCGAGTGAACGCTGTGAACCGAGTGAACGCTGTGAACCGAGTGAACGCTGTGAACCGAGTGAACGCTGTGAACCGAGTGAACGCTGTGAACCGAGTGAACGCTGTGAAGGTTCGTACCAGTGTGGTGAATGATATAATGAATCAATTAATAAAGAAAGACATCACCCCATCTATAAATAAACGAGTATCCAACCCTAAAGTGAACATCACTGGTGATGTAATTGATGTAGTTATGAAGGGTGTTAAATCCGAAATCACAAATGTTTCGAACAACAAGAAAGATATTAATTTCGTAGAGAATAAGATTCTTAATCGACTCACACAGAATGTCAAAACAAACATCAACAATGGTGTCTCCAAGACTACCAGGAAAGGTGGGCGTGCGGCTGAGCCCAACAAAAACAATGTATTTGAGAACGCGTCTAACAAGACGTTTAAAATCAACAATAATGTAAAAATGATGAACAACCCCTTATTTAATAACAACAACGGTGAAATTTCAGCCTCATCCCTCACTAAAAATAACATTAAAAAAAGTGTGAACAACATCCCCGAAGAAGTTGAAAAACAGGAAAACGTGGTACGCAACATGGTAACGAATCTTAACTCCGAGCGAAACAGGATCAAGAATAAAGTTACAAAGGAATTGAATTTGAGACCCGACAACACCGGAGTTTTCAGTGAAAGACGTGGCTTAGACCGGGGTCGTATAGGTCAATGGGCGAAAGAGTTGAGAGAAGCTGATACGATCGATAATTTGAAAAACATAGAAAGCAAACTGAACCAAAAGGCGGAACTTCGCAAAAATATAGAAAACAAGTACACGAGGATGGGTCTCACTAAAGTCGAAAAGATGGACCATCGTAGAAAAGTGGTACAATTTGCGAACAACGCGAATGCTCGGCGTACGCTTGTAGAAATTCAGGTGAAGAATAAGAAGAGTAACAATAACAATACAAACTCTGTGATATCTAACTACAACTCAAATGTAAATTCGAATGAACCTAATAAGAAGATGAAGTATGGATCCCGAGAGAATTTCATCAATGCTAAAAAGGTTGAACTCCGGGACTTGGCAAAGGGTACGCGTACAAATTTTAGTAGAAATATCAACCGTTTGGAAAATCGAACAAACGTGGCGAAACTTCGTGGGCGGATCGAAGGAGCGATTCTTAGAAACGAACCCAAGAATAGCCGCCAGCGTTCCGAACGTCGGGTCGATAACAGGGCTTTACTGAAAAAACTGAAGAAGGATGTAAAGAAAAAGACCCCCGGGCTTAGCCCGGCTAAGATAAATGCCGAGGCTAGACGATTGTTTCGAAGCCTAAGTGAAAAGTAATACTTAATAAAGTATCTTAAAATGAATGAATATGACGACTGTACCGTGACTACCGACATGCCTCTCAGCGACGAGGTTGCCGATTTCATCGAAAAGGGTCTTAATGGGGATGTGGATGTGAAGGAGTGGTGTGATAATAACCTCGATAATATCGCAGAGATATATGAGAAGTACGGGCATTCGTACATGTCATATAGGGATGCGGAATTGGTGTTGGTATTTGCGAAAACCTTGTACGAGAATAAGATTTCAGACGCACGCGAAAAGTTGTCTCTATTTGTAGCGTGTCAAGATTAGATTGTAATTTAAAGAAATAAACTTCCTTTAAGTTAATGAATACATGCGATGTATGTTGTGAAAAAATTAACAAGATAAATCACAAAGAAGTTAAGTGTCCTTTTTGTGATTTAACAAGTTGTCGTTCATGTTCACAAAAGTATCTTCTTTCAACTTTCGAAGATCCTCATTGTATGGGGTGTAAAACGTTATGGAGTCGTGAATACGTTGATTCATTTTGTACAAAGTATTTTCGAAATGTTGATTTGAAGCGTCATAGGGAAAATGTACTGTTCGAACGGGAAAAGGCTCTCATGCCCCAAACACAGGTAGAAGTTGAGAGGGTGCTCGAGATACAGAGGCTTCGACGTGAAGCAAGTGAACTCCGTAAATCCTTAATCGATCTGTACGAGATACACCGGATATCGTACCCGATTACAAATGAGGTATTCTTACGACACCCGGAAATATTAACAATACATAACGAGTTGGAAGAAGTGTATGTTAAAGTCGAAGAATTAAGGAATCGTGGTCAACTAAATGTGAATACTCAAATAAAATTTACACGTAAGTGTCCAATTGAGGAATGTAAAGGATTCCTAAACGAAGAGTTTTTCTGTGGTTTGTGTCGTAATAACTTTTGTAAAGATTGTTTAGAACCTCTTGGAGATGACCACACATGTGATCCACGGGTTGTAAAAACGATGAAGTTGTTAAATCGAGATAGTAAATCATGTCCCAAATGTGGAACAGTCATATACAAATCTAGTGGGTGTTCACAGATGTGGTGTATCAACTGTCACACGGCGTTCGATTGGAGATCTGGTGAAATCGCGACTGGGCGTATACATAATCCACATTTTATCGAATTTAAGAGGAAAGGGGGTGTGAGCAGGGAACATGGAGATATCCCGTGCGGTGGTATACCAACATACAGGGAACTACGCCAAGCCGAAGCATCCGACGATTTACTGAATCTATCAACCTATATATTTTATGCGGATAGGGAAAATGCGTATATTGACCTGGAACCCATTGATAACTTAAATGCCCGCGTCGCGTATATGCTCAATCATCTCGATGAAAAAGAGTTTAAAATATTTTTACAGAGACAGGAGAAATATAAGGATAAGATGAGGGACATATCACATATATTCGAAATGTTGACCCATACCGGTGGGGATCTCCTTCGCCAATATATACTCGAACCATCACGACAACCGGAAATCATAGACTTATTATCAAAAATATTAGTGTATGGAAATGAAATTTTTGAAACAATACGGAAACGATATAATTGTGTATTACCAAAAATTTATATTTCTAAATAATAAGATGAATGATAGTTTGATCATACTCATACTGGCTCTCATCTTTTTGTATATGTTACCAAGGTACCCCGAGCCAACGTTGATCGAGAATTTTATTACAGAACAGGAACGAAGACATATCATACAAGAAGCATCTGGGAAACTTGAACCGTCAACCATCTCAGCGGATAAGAAGATTGACACGAGCTTTCGTAAGAGTGATACAGCATGGTTGGGTAGAGATGATAAAATTGTGGATACCGTGATGAGAAAATGTCTGAAATACACCGACAGACCCATAGATAATTATGAGAAACTCCAGGTTGTTAGGTACAAAGCTGGTGGATACTATAAACCTCACCAAGATGCATTCGCTAACGAGGAGAACATGCGGGTGTATACATTCATACTCGCATTGAATGATGGATACAATGGTGGTGAGACTGTATTCCCAAACATAAATAAGACCTATAAACTCAAGGCTGGTGACGCGTTATTTTTCGATACATTAGACAACTATAATCTCATAACATCCAAGGCTTTACATGGAGGTAAACCGGTAAAGTCTGGGGATAAATGGATTTGTAATTTATGGGTAAGGAAATACCCTTATCCAGACGGCTTTCCGTCGTCTCGTTGATCTACGACGGCGATCGGTACGCCTTGTTTTACGCTTTTTTATCCTTGAAGCCAACTTTTTTATAAAATAAAGCTCGTACGTAAATTTTTTAAAGCGCTCATCATCCTCCGATAGTTCTATATTCTTTTTGTAAATTATACTCCACAAATTAGTATATTTTACAGCTGGAATTATTAGACATTTATAATACTTTGTCAAGAATTCAATAAGTTGTAATGCGAGTGCCACCCTCATATCTCCAACCGGTTTGGTGTCAATTTCTATGAGAAAAGTATTTATTTTATCAGTCATCTCACGTTCCGTGAATAGATCGAGATACGTAAATTTCGAACACGTGAAACAGCTGACACCACCGTTACGGAAGTGATTAAAAGTACACTTATCACAAAACTCGTGGTCACATGATAATTTCGTTCTATAATACATTGATTTTTCACAACTTCCACAAATATCATCTACTACATGTTTATGATCATCACATAAATGGGTGTCGTCAATGACATGTTTCTTACATGGATAATTATCTGGTCCGCAAGCGACGCATAACATTCTTATATATATTTATATTACAAAACTTTAATACACATGTCTTCGTATTTAGAATTACCAACATACACATATGATAAAATGTCAATAAATGAAACACGGTTGTTCAGAAGAGATTTTGAAAAACCCGTTGTTATACGAGGATTGTATAACCCAACGGCTAAAAATATGAGTATAGATGCGGTTGTTTCGATGTTTGGTGATATTGAGTTGCCGATGGAGACGTATGAAATGGAAAATACACCCACACCCTCTTCCGAGATAGAAGAACATACGATGAAATATATGTTTGATCATTGGAAAACAAATAAGCCACCATTTTTATATTGTGCAGAAGTTGATTTATTTGAACAACCCATATCAGACAAATTGACGAAAGCCTTACATAACCCAAATACAGAACATAGGGAAATTGATGAATTTTTCTTATTTTTAGGTAAAAATCATAAAACTGGTTTACATTTACATGTCAATGGTGATTATATATTAAATCAGTTATTCGGGAGTAAAACGATTTACATATTCGAGAATTACGAAAATGCAAATGTTCGTAAAAATCCATTTTATTATTTCAATCAATCCAATTTTGCTATAGACGATTTTTTCGAAATGGATCACAGCAAAATGAAAATTTATAAAACGACCTTATACCCAGGGGATAGTCTCATTATTCCACCATGGTACTGGCATGCTACACACGGGCATGAAATTAATATGTCCATGACACAGACCTTTACGAGACGAGATGAATCTTTTATATGGAAAAACCCAAATTTAATATTTGACTATTATTTCGATTATGGACCACAACAATTGATAGCTATACTTGCGGTTATTATAATTCTAGTTTTCATTTTAAGGCGTCAAAGTTGATCTCGAACCCGTTCTCTGTTCACCATATGCAGAGCCTCAACTTCAGACTTATTCTGTGCCGCATATGGAACAGCATACCCCTCATCAACCAACGGTGATTATAGTTAAAACTTTAATACCCTCATATATTAGATGAAGTGTGTGGCTACATTTTCTGAAAACAGTCTTTACAAGATAAAACTGGCAAAGACTCGTAAGAATGTCCTTGAAGCTATGTACCAGAGACCGAGTATCGTGGAGGTGCGTCCTATTAGGGAAAATCTGAGACTTCGTTTACGTTTCACCGAAGCGATAAAAGAAGCACAGGAAATGTGTAAAATGGATAAGGATTCATCTGAGTGTCATTGGGCTTGGTACGAGGTTGACGAATTAGAGGATTCTATGCTACGTCTATACCCCGATAGATGGTGACATTTGGTGGATCGTCATCATACCCATAATACTGAATAGATATTCCAAAGAGATCTATCATTTCCGGATTAACGTCTTCATTCATATATCTTTTCCAATTTTGTAAAGTTGTGTGGAAATATTCAACACCATCCTCTGAAAATGCACCTATACGCATGAATGGTCTACTACGTAGCTTTCTCATATATTCATAAACAGCCTCAGGTAAAGGTGTTGTTCTATTATATACTGATTTTAACACGTCGACAATGTAATATCCATGTGAATCGCAAATTATATTTACCTGCATTTTAGGAAACCCCTTGATATACACTTCAAAATCCGCATTACTGGGGAGGGTTGTATATATTGGTGTTTTTTTCACATATACACTCTTCATGATACCCAACACCCGGGTGTGTATGGTATGATATTTCCGAATACCACACCTGTTCAATTTCACGCGTGTCGACTGTGTTTCGTTTTTTTGATGTAATCCTTGTTGGTGTACTAAATTTGAAATTATCATATTCGATACCACCTGCATATTCCCACCGCTTGACAGAAGATATCTTACTTATCTCTTTCAAATTGTGCACTACTTCATGAGACAATTTCATTCTTTGTCTTCTTAACACCGCATTTGGACGTACGACCCCTAATCTCATTGATATCTTATTATATACTGAGAGTTTATCGCGTCTTGTTTTTAACTATAATCCTACTGTTCGTGTCTGGGGCGAAATTAAGGAAAAAGGAACGTATCTGTATACTATTCTTTTTAGCGAGCTCGTTAATTTGGTTAATGGTCGCGACACCATCGAGTAAGAACGGAATCATGTCCATGAACGTTACATAAAATGTCGTACATACACCACGGGTGTTACCCATTTGGAGATCACGACCACCATAATATCTAACTTTGCGACCAGGTATTTTGAACATCTTTCTGAGAATTGGAACAACCTTTTTACGCATAGTCTTACCCCAAATGGAAGTTTTAGACGCTTCCCCGTGTGGATCAAATACCCATATTCTTCTATTTTGTGGGTCTCGGGGGTCAACTAAAACACTAATTGCATGCCCTGAATTCTCATGTCGTAATCCAATCATGAAAAAATGGACCTGTTTCGTTGGAGTTATTCTCGAACCCGAATTATGAATCTGTCCGAAACGGTTAATGATCGTAGGAATATTTTTAACAATACCATATTGATTCGTATCGATGTTGTAGTCCAAAAATGCCGAAACAATATCCTTGTTGTCAAATGTTTTTTTCGCTCTCTTCATATATCTGGGAATACCCGCGTAGTGACACCCCAAACCCCTACCAATTTCAGTGTTTGGTAAATTGACCTCACGGGACCGTGTTTTCTTGGTTTGTTCGTTGTTATTGTTATCCGATTTACGTTTCCTGGCTTGTGTGGGTTCTACGTTAGTCATGTTGACATTACCATCATTGTTTCGGTTTACCATGTCGAGTTTTTCAAACTCATTCGCGAGATTATTTACAATTCCCGCTTGTACGTTTCTCATCAATTGTCTAACTTCCCTTCTTCGCCCAACTTTCCAAGCTTTTTGTATTTTTCTCGCAGCTTCATTTCGAACACTTCTAGTGAATGCGTTCATATTCGTTATTCTAGACACAATTTCTTCCAACTCTCGATCCTGTCTAGCTATATTTCTCAAAAAAGCACTTGACTGAGCCATCTTAACATATATAGAGAAAATAATACATTTTTTGTATATGGTAAATGACATTGATATAGAAGATATGATGAAAGAGGTATATTCTGAACTGGGTCCTGGTTACAGTGAGAGAGTATACCACAACGCGGTGGAGGTTATATTAAGGGAAAAGGGAATCCCTTATGAATCTGAACGTCACATTCTTGTGAGGTTTAGAGGACACGTGGTGGGGCAGTTACGAGCTGACATTATTATTAATAATCATATCATTCTAGAATTAAAGGCTATTAAGACTCTGACTGACGGGATGGAGTTACAGGCTCAAAAATATCTTGACTTGACAGAACTGAAGACGGCGTATCTGGTGAATTTTCCTCTTCACCCGGGTCGAGAGGTTGAGGTGCGGGAGATTCAAGCGCTGCCATTGGAGGAAGTACATGCGCCTCCAGATCATAGAGGGCGAGAAGAGCTGGGTCGTCCATTATATACTATCATTTAACCGTACACTTAAGCGAGAAAAATATAATCCAAGCCATGAGAACGTCAATGCTATAATGCGCTCTCGTGGAAATGGTCACGAGAGATGAAATCATTGGGTACACAGGGAACAATCCTTTATTTAAAAAGTAAGATGTCACGATATTGAATGTCGTGTGCCCCGAGAACATGTAGTCGTTACAGTTTGAAAGTGGGTTATTCTGGTTACATGGTTTATTTTTCGCTCTCGGAAATTGAGTCACTACATTTGACAATGCCCTCATGAAATACATCATGGTCAGAAACGATATGTATTTTTTTGGTTTATATTTTTCCAGTTGAGTACCAATAGAATGAAAGGCACTAATAAAGTGATATCATGTAAACTCTCATAATTACTCAAATCCGGTAAAATATCAAAACCGACATCCCGTATCTGACCACCAAACCCTTCACCACGTGGTTTTGATATTAATCTTCCGACTAGTGTATTCAATAGGAGTGCGATTATGAGAAGGATCCACATTATTAATACTTGACATTTTAATGTACACAGGTGTTCCACCACTCGGTGGTTTTCTACAAAAATTCTTACATGTACAACAATCTCGTGGATTCATGAGTTGTCTCTTATTCACATAACACGTGTAAGGTAGGTAAATATCTTTTTTGAGTATCCTAATAATCCTGTCTATCAAAATCATCTTATAATAGTTTCTCTTTCACCCAATCTCTATCTTGTTTAAAAATTTTAGAGAGTTTGCGATCTTTATTCTTAAAAAGAATCATGAGTGCGTTGAGGCGGCGAAATAGACTGAGGGGTGGTTCGCCTGAGCGAATAACACGCATCAGTGCGCGGTGACGCGCCAATATACTCTTGTCCTTTACGTCTTCATATCCATGTTCACTAAGATACTTAGAATTACTTATCTGGATTTTAACCATGTAGACAATAGCCATTTATTGTACCTCTATATTATTTTCAGTTCTTACAAACTGGGCATGTATCAAAGTTGTCAAAACATTTCAGACACGCAAAGTGTGAACATTTTCGCATTTTCACACAATCCATCTCTCGGATACATATCTGACATTTATCACGTTTGAATTCCAAGGGTTTGTTTTTAAATCTCCAAAAACATCTACTACATACTTTCAATCCTTCTCGCATCATCTTACGACACACTAAAAAATTGGGACATTCTTCATTCGTCATTTAATTATACTGTCGGAATAAATTCCCAACTAAGTTTTTCACAAATCTTTTTCCATATCATATCTTGTTGATATAACTTCTCTTTAGATTTCAGAAGTGGAAAGTATTGGAGATATCGATCTTCACTCAAGAGTTCACAAAATTTGTATAAAACATACGAATAACTAAGGAAATTCTTCCTCTCTGTCGGGCAATTATCGTCGAACGGTTTTTGGATATCCTTAAACATTATGCGAAGACACTCTTCAAGTTCTTGGGGCATGTTTGGGGGTTTGATACCAGTTAGAATGTTGGTTATGTAGGGTACATGTTCGTAGTATTTATTTAGTCTCAATTTTTTTAGGAGACCTCTAATCTTTGCATATGTAATGTCTTCAAGATTTTTGATTTTCATCTTTCGTAGTTCCACTCTCAATTGGTCCATAACTTCAGTCGGTATTGTAGTGCTCTCTTGTGCTTGAAACTGTGATAACCATTCATTGAAATGATTTTCTCGCTTGTACGAATAGTTTATGACCTTTCCGGATGTTTCTTGTTCTTCTCGGTAGGTGAGTTCTTGGTTTATGTGTACAGCGACAACTATACCACATCCATCACATATCAAATCACTCGTGTCTTGGATGTGAACAATATTACTATATGTACAGGTCTCACATATATCCATCGTTCTCTCGGGCTGCCTGTATATATTCTGTTTTTCTACATCTATGAGATAATCCGTAAATATATCCTTTCGTGCGAGACCAACAGTCTCCTTCACATTGAAAACATTATCAGTGTGTATTTTGTCGTCTATCTGACTTAGATGACGTTCGATGAAAGGCATACACTTAATAATGTATTGAGACATCTCAAACTCATATTTAGATTTGTTATGTGGCTCTCTACTAATAAGGTCCGACCATTCTTCGAT